AAGTATCACCAATGGAACCACTCTGGTCATCAACGGAACAACCGTTACAACCACAGGTACCACTGTGACCACTCTGGCCCAAGATATCAACACAGCGGCCATCACCGGCGTCAAAGCAGCCAATGTTGGCACCAAATTGGCCTTGTTTTGCACATCAGCAGCCACAAGCGGAAAGATAACAGTGGCCAGTGGCACAATGAATATCAGTACTGTATTGGGCATAACCCCAGCATCCAATTACTTTGCTCCTTTTCTATTTTATGGTAACTATGCCGAACAACCCAGCGGCGGTTGGTACACGCAAGATACAGAACCAAGACCAACTGGTAGTATCTGGTGGAAACTGGGCAACACTGGAAGTGGCCTAAATATCACGTTAAAACGATACAGTTCCACCACCGGAACATTTCAATCATTGACTGTGCCTACTTATCTTAACCTCACCACAGCAGTCTACGGATTAGATCCTATTGGTGGTGGTGTAAATATTCAATCCGGTCAAGTTGTTGCAGTTTATCAACCCAACGATACCACAGCCAACGTATTAAGAATATCAGCACAACGAGAAAACACCAGCAGAGAAACCAATGGAGAAGCCATAGCATTTGGCGGAACTCCATCAGCCTTTGTCATTGGTGAAAGTTTTAGCATTGCTGCCACCCAGCCTGGGATAGAAGGTGTTTCTGCTGTGACAATTACCATGTCGGGAACCACATCTGCAACCTTTGTTCAGGATATTTTGGCTGCCAACATTCCTTATGTGACCGCTGCGGTTGAAAGCAATGGCACCATCAGCCTGACTCACCTGACCGGAGGTGAGATAGTTATTACTGAAATTTCTGGAACACCCATAGCCGATGCTGGATTTGTGACAGATGCCAACGGTCACCCCACTCAAGGGTCGGGTTATATACAAAACAAAGTCACCGGGACATTTACTGTTGGGAAATTTGATTCATTGACCAACGATGACAACATTGAATACACAGACTCAGCACCTTATGCAGCCCCAACCAGTGGTACATATTGGTATTACAGCAGTGCTGCTGACGTAGACATCATGATCAATAGTTCTACCGGATGGAAAGGGTACCAAAACGTGGCCAGCGACAGCCGCGGTTACAATCTAGGCAACACAGATCCATCTGGTGTTATTGTTAGCGCCACTGAACCAACCACTCAAAGTGATGCCAGTGCTCTTGTAGCCGGCGATCTATGGTTGGACACCAGTGATCTAATCAACTATCCAAACTTGTATCGTTATACCGGATTGACCTGGTCTCCAATTGACAAGGCAGATCAAACAACCAGCAACGGTATCGTTTTTGCCGATGCACGCTGGGATACCGACGGCACCAGCGATCCGGTGGTGGACGATTTGCCAGCGATCACAGATCTGCTAACCAGCAATTACCTTGATCTAGATGCTCCGGATTATCGTTTGTATCCACGTGGTATCTTGTTGTTTAACACACGTCGCTCAGGCTACAATGTCAAGCGTTATGTGTCTAACTATTACAATGATGTCAGTTTCCCAGACGTTGGTGCCAACAGCATTGGTTTGCCAACCAGCCTGCCCGCAGAGTCGGGTGCCTGGATCAGTTCCAGCGGCCTAAACGAAGATGGCAGCATGAAAGCCGGCACAGCTGCCCAGCGAGCTATAGTGGTAGCAGCCATGCAAGGCGCCTTGGACAGCAACCTAGAAATTCGTGAAGATCTATATCAGTTTAACTTGTTGTGTGCTCCTGGATATCCAGAGTTGATCGACAATTTAGTAACCTTAAACACAGATCGTGGTGAAACTGGTTTTGTGATTGGCGACACACCGATCACCTTGACAGCCACAAGTACAGCACTTACAAATTGGAACAGCAACACCAATGGCAATGGCTTGTCCACAGCCAGTCCATATCTGGGTGTCTATTATCCCAGTGGTTTAACCACAGATTTAACTGGCAATTCTATTGCTGTGCCGCCCAGTTATGCTGTGCTACGCACATTCTTGTACAGTGATCAAGTCAGCTACCCATGGTTCGCTCCAGCTGGAACCAATCGCGGTCTAGTCAGCAACATACGAGATGTGGGCTATGTTGATGCCAACACAGGCGCATGGATTCATAATAGCATTGGACAAGGTCTACGTGACAGTCTGTACACATTAAATATCAATCCTGTGACACAGTTACCAGGGGTTGGCATTGTGGTCTGGGGTCAAGAAACCAAGTCGGGCACAAGCACCGCACGCAACAGAATCAACGTGGTACGCTTAGAAAACTATCTAAGAACCATATTCAAATCTGTAGCAAATGGATTCTTGTTTGAGCCCAATGATCAAGTCACAAGAAAATCGATTGCGACACAAATTGAAGGTGCTTTGAATGATATTTTAAGCAAGCGTGGCATCTACGACTTCTTGGTAGTGTGTGACGGCACCAACAATACTTCCAGCACAATTGCCAACAATGAATTGTATGTGGATGTGGCAATTGAACCAGCACGTGATGTTGAATTTATTTACATTCCTATCGCGTTGTATAATCCAGGTGCTCTTGCAAGCCTAGGCACTTCGTCAACCTAAGAATATAGATAAATAAGAGTATAGGAGAATAACATGGCCGTAGCAAGTTTAAGCAAATTCACAGTACCACTATCAAACGATCAAAGTGCTTCCAGCCAAGGTCTTTTGATGCCAAAATTAAAGTATCGCTTTCGTGCGAGCTTTTACAACTTTGGTGTGACAAACGTAACAACAGAATTAACCAAGCAAGTGGTAGATATCAAGCGTCCCAACGTGACATTTACTCCTATTACTCTTGATGTTTACAACAGCAAAGTATACTTGCAAGGCAAACCAGAATGGCAAGAAACCACAATCAATTTCCGTGATGATGCCACTGGCCAAGTCAGCAAACTTGTTGGCGAGCAGATTCAGAAGCAGTTTGATTTCATGGAACAAAGTTCCGCACCAGCCGGCATCGATTACAAATTCCGCATGGAGTTTGATGTGCTTGATGGTGGCAACGGTCAAACAACCCCAGTGATTCTTGAACAATGGGATCTAGAAGGTTGCTTCTTAAGCTCAGTAGACTACGGTGACATGGCTTACGGCAGCAATGATCCTGTGCAGATCGCTATCAATATCAGATTTGACAATGCTGTACAAACCATTGGTGGCGGTGTTGGAACCACAGTGACATTCCCAAGAGGCGACAGCGTCAACTAACAACGTACAAAATAATCAAACCCGAGCATAAAAACCTCGGGTTTTTTTATGGATAAATATTAGTATGAGCATTAACAAATTCCTTACCCCGGCCAGAGAAACAGTTGTTCGAGACTATCGCCATGCAGCCAGAATCTTTACTGATGATAATTTCCGTCTCAGCCCCAAGTATGGATTTTTATTTTATGTAGAATTTGATTTCAATCCCTTGATCACGAATATTTCTGATCAAACCCTGCAGTACAAAAGCATAGGCAGCGGTAATGCCCCAGCAAGAGAACTGGGCATGCTGGTCAAAAGCGCCAGTCTACCAAAATTTACCATAGACACCAAAACACACAATGCCTACAATCGTAAAAACATTGTGCAAAACAGCATCAAGTATGATCCTGTGCAAATTGTGTTCCATGATGATCAGTCAGACAATGTAAGAAATTTCTGGTACGACTACTACAGTTTCTTTTTCCGCGATCCTGACTATGCGGATGCCACTTACAACACACCACACAAATACCAAAGTCGTCCCAGTTTTGATTGGGGATACAGTCCAAGACGTCAACCAGTAGGCACCAATCTCAATGGACATCAGGCCTATCAATACATACAGGCCATAAGAATTTACAGTTTATATCAGAAAAATTTTAGCGAGTATCAGCTGGTCAATCCCACCATCACTGCTTTCAAGCATGGCGATCATGTCAACGGAGAAACCAGCCTGCTCAGTCATGAAATGACCATTCAGTATGAAACAGTAAAATATCTCACAGGATACACCACAGCTAACAATGCAGGTGGATTTGTTGATTTACATTACGATGCCACACCAAGTCCGATCGCTCCTGCCGATGGCACAGATCTGGTAGACAATGGACAGGGTGGATACAGCCGTGCCCCTGATACCATCACTGACTTGGCCGGCATCAGTCCCTTGTTCACTGATCGAATCACACCTGTAAATTTTGGTGCTGGTGCTGGTCTAGTCAATACCAGTACCGGATCCTTTGGTGGACTATTTGGAACTGGCACAGTATTATCATCAGCAGGTGGTATCAATGCCGGTGGATTCAGTGTGCCCAGTCTAGGAAGTTTGACACAAGGTATAACCAACGGAGCACAATTACAACAACAACTTCAGGCACAGGCCGCCAGTCTTGTGGGTGGGGTAGTATCAAGTGCAGCCAATGGCATCATTGGAGGCCTGGCGGCCGGTCTTGGTCCCAATGGCGGTGCCACAATTAATTTGATAGCATCGGCAATACAAAACCCACAAGCAGCCTTGGCCACAGTCACAAACATGGCTGCAACCTACGCCATGCAACAGGTAGGCACTTATGTGACCAACATCACACAACCCTTGATTGATCAGGCATCAGGATTTATCAAGGATCAGGTCAGCCAATTGGCTGCTCCTATCACTGAAGCGTTTGGTGACCTATCAAGAAGCGTTGTTAATGAGTTCAGCGCCAGTTACAGCACAGCGGCCTTGCAAGAAGCTTCCTTTGGAGGTCTATTTTGAATAATCAAGTCACCACTGCTACCAATCTTGCACCACCCGATACTTCGGTTGCGGTCAATGATGCCCGACGATATTTTAATAACCTTTATTCGGATGTGTTTGAGGTTGGTCCGGCCGATGATGCCATTGTGGCTTTTTTTGAAAAACAAACAAAAAACAAAAAGTCTGCAAGAAATTTGGCTGCCGTGACACTTTACACCGCCAAGGCTCAAGGTTTAGATCCCATGACAGTGTTGTCAGAATTTCAAAAATTGCCCCCGGGTCAACTCAATGAGTATCTGGCAGCATTCTTGAATACCAATCGAGCACCCACCAGCACCATCGGCATCAGACGAACCACCAGCACCAATCCCCTGGTAGCAAGGTCGGTGTTGATATGAGCAAGTATGTACAAGGCAAATTTCAAATACAAAATCCCACCAAGTATGTGGGCAACAAAACTCCCACCTACCGCTCCAGTTGGGAATTGGTTTTCATGCAGTTCTGCGACAACAATCCCAACATACTCAACTGGGCCAGCGAAGCAGTACACATCAACTATCGCAACCCACTCACAGGCAAAAATACCATTTATGTGCCAGATTTTTTAATTACCTATGTAGATGCCACAGGCGGACAACGTGCCGAGGTAATAGAAGTCAAACCCAAAAAAGAAACCACCTTAGAAGGTGCCAAAAACATCAGAGACCAGGCCAGTGCCATCTTAAACATGGCCAAGTGGGAAGCCGCCCGAGCCTGGTGCCGAGCACACAATCTCACGTTCAGAGTTGTCACTGAAGATATGATTTTCCACCAAGGACATAGCAAATAAATATTGCTATGACCAAAAAACTAGAAGAACTCTTTAATCTACCTGCCACAGAAGCCACACCCGAAGAAGTTGAGCAAACCATCACAGAAAATCGTGACATAATCACCCAGGTAGATCAGGCCATAGACAAGATTGATGCGGCCTTGCCCACAGTACGTGACTTGGAAACTGGCGACACAGAACTGGATGAACTGGCAAAATTGGCCCAGAGCAAGGCTGAAGATCTAATAGATCTGGGCATGAATGTAGAACCCAGATTTTCGGGTGTGATCCTACAGACAGCAGGTGTGATGCTGGGACACGCAATCACAGCCAAAACAGCCAAATTGGACAAAAAACTTCGCATGGTACAACTGCAACTACAAAAAGCCCGGCTGGACCATCAGATCCGAAAGGATGCCGGCACTCCCGAAGAACAGGCCATTGAAGGGCAGGGAGTGGTGCTGGATCGCAACGAATTGCTAAAACAAATATTAAACAAAAAAGTATAAATACTGAATATAGGATTATTACGATGAAACCATTCCAATCATACATCGCTGAATTAAACAAGCCATACGAGTTTCGCATCAAATTGGCCACAGTGAATCCCAAGGGCGAAGTCATGGACCGCATCAAAGCGGCTCTTGAAACTTATCAGCTAGAAAGTGTCAGTGCTGTCAAAAGCCTGCCCATTCAAGAACACAGAGAATTCCCACAGTGGGGGCCTTGCGAATGCTGGATGTTTGATATCAAAGTTGCATATCCCACCACAGTTCCAGAGATTCGTCAGACTATTAAAGAACGTGCCCAACTCAATCCTGACTGGATTTGTGTGCGTAATCTACTAGAAGCTGAATGCACCGAAGAAGCTGAACAGGCTGGTAAGGATCACACAGGCGCCCTACTAGACGAAACAGAATTAAAAGATGCGCCTGGCGCACAAGCACTAGCAGGTCAAAGTCGTATCAGCAGTTTGATCAAAGAACTAGAAAGTCGCAAATATGAATTTGCCGCTACTGAAAAAACCACTGGCGTGATGCCAACAGAAAGTGTTGGTACTACCAGCCCAGTTGGGTCCAGCCAAAACACTATACCAAACCCAACCAAAGGTCGATAACATGAATCACAACAACATCTACAGCATCCTAGGTAAATTAGAATCACTACAACCTACAGAACAGCCCAAGACAGAAGTGCCTGGTCTGAAAGAATATGCCGAGGTACCTGCTCGTGGCAGCATACTAGAAGGTGTTGATGCCATTGAGGCCAGATTAAAAGACAAGTACAGCAAGGCACACAAAAATGAAGATGTAACCCAAGCTGTATGTAAAGAGTGTGGCATGGCCGAAGGCACTTGCGGACACAGCAAGATGGAAGAAGTCAAAGTAAATCCAAAACATGAGTTAGTTAAGAAGATCCGTGCTCGATTGGCACAACTAAATGATACTTTTTATCAGCAAAAAGGTTATGAAATGGAACCAGAAGAAGCCATTGAGCAAGTGGCCGACGAGTTCAATATCTCCACAAGCCAAGTAGATAAACTGTTGCAAGACGAAAGATTTTTTGAAGAAAAAGCAACCACACACAAAGGTGGCGAAGTCAGTCACAAAGATGGTGTGACCAAGCATACCAAAAAAGATTACCCGGGTTATCAAAGTGATGATGACGAAGACGAAGATGATGAAAACAAAGGCAAGCGTGGCCGTCCACGCAAGCATGCCAAAAAGGCCGACACTGGTGAGAAAAAAGGACGTGGTCGTCCTAAAAAAGAAAAAGCACCTGAGTATGACAAGCGTCATGACCCGTTTGGTCGAGTCAAGGCCGATGCAGAAAAATCTAGCAAGCCAAACAAAAAATCTGCCATTGATGGTGGCGAACGTGTGGCCAGCCGCAAGGCAAAAATGACCTCTACAGTAGATGAAGCTATGACACGTTTACAACAACGCTTGACCGAAGGCGTAAACTTTGCTGAACTGCTGAGAGAAAAACAACAAACAGTTGATGAGATGTTGACTGAACTGGGCAATGACATCAAGGTATTCAAAGAAACAGGACATTGCAGTGAACTCCTACGTGACTGCATGGAAATCAAAGGTTACCATGGCAAAATGATTGCTGACGAAACGGCACAGGTACCCAGCAAGATGGATCAATTTGGTCGTCCTGATGCGTTTGCGTATGTGAAACCCGACCCCAAGGGCATACCCGGCAACTTGCCTACAGCACAGGTTCCTGGCAAAGATCGCCTGCTCAAAGGCAAAGGTCCTGAATTTTTCGGCACAGGCAAACCCATGCCCGAAGATTTGACCTTGGAAGATGAACTCAATGAGCTGGCACGTCTGGCCGGACTGGATGAAGTCAGTCGCGGCGAATATATCAAACAGCAAGATACTGCCGCAGAAAAAAGTGGCAAAGATAAATTTAATGCATTTGGACAAATATTTAACACAGATGAAATCAAAGAAGTCAGTCGCGGCGAATATATCAAACAGCAAGATGCAGAAGCTGAACATGCAGGTAAAGATAAATTTAATGCATTCGGTCAAGAGTTTGACACGGATGAAGTAAATGAAGAAGATCTTGAAGAAGACAAAATTGATGTGGAAGATGCACCTGATGCAACCAACAAGCCCAAACCCAAGCATTTTAATATCAATAGCCAACTTCGGCGAGGTGATGACCTGCATCGTGAAAAGAGCCAGAATCCTGGTGCAGCAGCCAAGGGTGACAATCCGTTGACCAATAAAATGACTCTGGAAGATCGCCTGGCAGCCGAATACGAAAGCATCAAGAAAGTCACAAAATGAAATCGTTCCAGGACTATTTGACTGAAGTCGAATATGCTGCAGAAAATCCTGTGGTAGGCGACTTGTTTGACATTGAACTCAGCCCCACAGAAATCATCGAGTCGGAAGTGATTGACATCACAGAAGATGGCATAGTGATACAGGTCACAGAGTCGGTGTTGGGGCTATTGGAAAGTTATGCATCAGCTTACAATGACATAAATCGTCACACATCAACCGACAACGATGATGATGATTTCAAGGTCAAAGAAGCTGAATATCAAGGACGTCAAGTTCCCTTGGGCAAGCCCATGGCTGGTGATGTCAAAAAATCAAAAGTTTATGTGCGTAATCCCAAAACAGGCAAAGTGATCAAGGTAAACTTTGGTCAAAAAGGTATGAAGATCAAAAAGTCCAATCCCGGGCGTCGTAAGAATTTTCGAGCCAGACACAACTGTGCCAATCCGGGTCCGAGAACCAAGGCACGCTACTGGTCCTGCCGAGCCTGGTAACTTATGAAAATAAAAGACATCATTACCGAACGTGCCGATTTTTCTAAATCCACCCGCATGGCCACCCCAGGACTTAGAGATTGGCCTGCATTGGACAACGGTAATGTACCCTACTTGCAGTATAGATTTGGTTTGTTAATGGCCGGTGCACCAGATATACAGGCGGATTCCACTGGTGCAGTTGAAGGACACCTGTATGCCACAGCCTATACCGAAGCCGAGGATGAAATCTTGCGTGCTGCCAGCAAGTTCATGGGAGTAACACCTAGACCTCGCAGCGGCAAAGGCAGCAAAGAATTAGAATCAACCAACAAGACCAGTCCATTGCAGGCACGTGGTGCCATTGCTCTCAAAAAGAAAAAATGAAACAGTATCGCATAACCAGCGAACACTTTGTGTCGACAGGTGAAACCGGCGACACTGATACTGTTATGAATCCAGATGATTTGGCACAAATAAAAAAATTAGCCGGCATAGTAACCGAAGCCGGCGCTGGCATGTACACCGGGCACAATACTGTGCCACAAGCTGCAGAAACCGGTACGACCAGTCCAGTGGGTAGCAATATCAGTTATACTGCCAAAGAACGTAACGACCTACTAAAAGAATATCATGTCATGGCCGGATCAGATCTTTGGTTCCTGATCAACTTTAGTCTGCCCTTGATGACTGGTAACCTGCGTGACAAGGTTGAAGAATATCTTGACCAGCATCCTGAATATCGTCCCAGAAGTTTTCCCAACAATAACTAAGCAACTTGCTTATCTAATCCCAAGTATTGATTCCACGAATCTTGTTTGACTGTAAACGGTATAGCCTTCCAACGATTAACCAAACTGTAGTAGTCAGGGCGATAGGGTTTGGTTTTGGGTAATAACAAATGGCTGCCCTTGGCATGATTACAACTCTTGCAACTGGTCACACAGTTTTCCCAAGTAGTTCTACCACCAGCACTGCGAGGTCGCACATGATCAATGGTTAGGTCTTCGTAGTCAAACACATCATCACAGTACTGACACTTGAAAAGATCTCGCAGGTACAGATTGTATCTGCTGAACTTTACCGCTTGTTTATGATGGAAATAGTCTCGAGTCACGCATACACTGGGCACATTCAGGGCCAGTTTTTCGCTGTGTACTATCCAACTTGGATAGGTTTCTAGCACATGTACACGTCCTAGGTACATGAGTTTGATTGCGTGTTGCCAATTGATCACGCTCAAGGGAAGCACACTGATTGGCTCGTAGTTTTGATTGAGTAGCAAGGTATCTGACATTAAATATACTTATATGAGCAAAGAGTTAGAGACAGCAATTATCAAGGCACCCTACAAGCGGATGTCTTACACCGAACAGCAAATCATGGAGTTGGCTCGTTGTGCCGATCCCAAAACTGGTCCTGACTATTTTATGAAGAACTATTTCTTCATACAACACCCCACACGCGGAGCCATACAGTATCATCCTTTTGAGTACCAAGAACGCTTGATCGAGTCTTATCACAGTTATAGATTCTCTATCTCCATGATGCCAAGACAAACCGGCAAATCCACCACGGCCGCTGGCTACCTGTTATGGTATGCCATGTTTGTACCAGATTCAACCATTTTGGTTGCGGCACACAAATATCTGGGTGCTCAAGAGATCATGCAACGTGTTCGTTATGCCTATGAAAACTGTCCCGACTTTATTCGGGCCGGTGTAACCAGTTACAACAAAGGCAGTTTAGATTTTGAAAATGGTAGCCGCATAGTAAGTCAAACCACAACAGAAAATACCGGACGCGGTATGAGTATATCACTCCTGTACTGCGACGAGTTTGCATTTGTGCGACCCACTATCGCCACAGACTTCTGGACCTCCATAACACCTACCTTGGCCACAGGTGGTAAATGTATTATTACAAGCACACCCAACTCGGATGAAGATCAATTTGCACAGATCTGGCGTGGTGCCAACAAGTGCATAGACATCAATGGCAATGAAACAGAAGTAGGCATCAATGGATTCCGAGCATTCCGTAGTGCCTGGCAAGAACATCCTGAGCGGGATGATGCCTGGGCAGTCAACATGCGAGCACAACTAGGTGAAGAACGTTTCCGTCGTGAGATGGAATGTGAATTTATTATCTTTGATGAGACTCTAATCAATGCCTTGCACCTGGTAGAAATGGCTGGCATTGAGCCGTTTGAACGCCAAGGACAAGTGCGTTGGTACAAACGGCCTGCACGGGATCACACTTACTTCGTGGCTCTGGATCCTAGCCTAGGAACCGGCGGTGATCCCGCGGCCTTGCAGGTATTTGAAATGCCCGGACTTAAACAAGTGGCCGAGTGGCGTGATAACAAAACTCCCATACAGCGTCAAGTACGTATTTTACAAGAAATTTGTCAGTATATATCTGATACCAGCGGATCGCCAAACAATGTTTACTACAGCGTGGAAAACAATACATTGGGCGAAGCCGCATTGGTCGTGATTGAAGAAATTGGCGAAGAAAACATACGTGGAGTATTTCTAAGCGAAACAGCACGGGCCGGCAATGTGCGTAGGTTCCGCAAAGGATTTAACACTACCAACAAAAGCAAACTCACGGCCTGTAGCAAACTCAAAAGCCTGATAGAAACACGTCGCATGACCATAGCCAGTCGAGCTCTGATATCAGAGTTAAAAACCTTTGTTGCTCATGGCAATAGTTTTGCAGCCAAAATAGGTGAAACCGACGACCTAGTTATGTCAACTTTACTAGCCCTACGCATGATGCAAACCCTACAAAACTATGATGCAAATCTGGATGCTGAAATCAAAGACAGCAACGAGTTTATAGTGCCCATGCCCTTTATCATGATCTGATAAATATAACTATGAAAGAAATTGAATCAATCTCCTCTGCACTATTTGACAAAATTCGCTCACGCTTCAGCAACGTAACGCTGGGCGACGAAAAAGCCAAAGCCGAAACAGATCCCTCCAAAGCAAGATTTTTTAACTTTACTTACACTGGCGAAGATGGTGCAGAATTTGGCACAGTGACACTCAGTCTCATTGATGAAACCACACTCAAAGTATATTTTGGGCAAAACATCTCAGGAGAGATGGATCGAGAACAACGTAAAGAATGGTATCAATTCTTGCGTGGCCTACGCAAGTTTGCCAAACGCAACCTACTAACATTTGACACACGTGATATTAATAAATCTAACCTGGATCTCAAAGACGTCAAACAACAGGCCAAGAGTGACAACACATTCTCAAGCAAAGATGTTGCCGTAACTGAAAGCCGACTGTATGGCACACCCGGCAGACCCTACAACAGTTTTGCCGACAAAGGCTCTACCAAAATACTGATACGTCACAAAGACAAAGTCAACGATGACATACATGGTGCTCGTGCTCGTCGCATACAAGAAATATTTTTGGAAACCGAACGCGGCGAGCGTTTTTTATTAGGCCACACCAATCTTCACGGCGCTTATGCCATGGCCGAACATTTAAATCATGGTGGCACCATGCATGATCAAATTGCCGAACACATCAACGGCATTGTCAAAGAAATGAGTGACATGCGTCATTTTGTACGTGCCACCAAGCATCGCCAATTTGAAGACCAAGAAACTGCTGACATGACTCGCAGTGCTGTACATCACTATGATGCACAAAAAAGAACTCTGCGACAAATGCGTGGAGCCAGAGGATATCGTAGTTATTTTGAAAATTGGCAACCAGACACAACCATAGTTGAAGATGAAGTGGATGTAGATGCCTTACGTGAACGTTTTGTTAAAAAAGTCTACGATGATAGATTCACCGAAGCACTTCCTATTGTATTCAAAGCCTACAAAAAGTACAAGTCAGAAGCCGCAGGACAATTGGGCACAGAATTAGAAGAATGGGCCAACACAGTGACTGAAGGCACCTGGGCCAGTCCCGACAATGAAGACAAGGTTCTGGCACTCAAGGCCTTGATGAAATCCTCAGTGCCCACTGGCATAGACGGAGTTGATGCCATTGCCAGTTTACAACCCTTGATCGGTGATGACGAATTATATGATGCTGTGTATCACTTGGCAGACAGTCAAGGTCCAGACGCAGATGCAAGACCCTTGATCAAAACCTGGATCAACAACAACATGCCTGAACTGTTACAACAACTTGAATTTGGACCTAACAATGCAGATGCTGCCAACACAGACCGTGTGGCACCAGTGAGTCCAAGTCAAGCAGAACCGCAAGATCAATACGGTGCTACCACCATGGACGAACCCGTGGTCAATGAATCCGACGACTTGGATTTTATCCGCAGCCTGGCAGGACTCAGTAAATAACTTATTAACTAAGTTATTCAAAATGCAAATTATCAAAGATACCAATGGTTTTCCTTACGCCTGGAAGGCCGGTCGCGTTGAACAACTGATAGGAAACATACTAGAAAACAAAGCACAACAACAACTCAATGTTGAACGGGTAATGTTTATCAATCCCACCTGGTTGCACGAAGATGACATCGCCAAAAAAATTCAAGCTGGCGATCCCGACTTTATTATCTGTCACAACTTTGTAGATCCTGCGGTACCAAGAATATTTAGAGAAATACAGCGAAGTGGCCGACCATATCTCATACTGGGCAATTCTAGTCAACTCAGGATAGATTTTTGGGCCATGGTCTGTGACTTGTATTTTCAAAACTACGAAGAATATCATGTTCCGGTAATGGATACTGCTCGCAAATACATTTGCTTGAATCGCAAACCACATCCACATCGTGTGGCCTTGGTAGAAAACCTAATTGGCGCCGGATTAAAAGATCAGGGCTATGTCAGCCTGGGCTTTCCTGGAGAACGTGCCATAACCATAGATGAAAAGTTCAGTGATACACAGGGCATACACGACGAATACGGTCAACTTGGTGCCGACGAGACCTGGGTCAGTAACAAAATAAGAAATGATATTTTCAGTCTTGGCGATATCAACATCTGGCAAAACAGTTTGTTGTGTTTGGTCACTGAAACGGAGTTTAATAATTATTTTCCTGAAAATTTCTTTATCAGCGAGAAAACCTGGAAACCTGTGCTTGGTATGAGACCGTTTTTTGTGTACGGCCAGGCTCCCATGAGACAGTATCTCAAAGATTCAGGATTTGATGTGTTTGACGATGTGTTTGACTACAGCAAGATTGATAACAGTGCCCATGATCCTGAAAGACAACGACAGTATGCACGGGTAGCAATTGATGCCATCAACGCTGTGCAAAATCCCACACAGGAATACGCCAACCGCTATTTTGGTCGTTGCCAACACAATAAAACTCATTTTAGAAAGTATGTGTACCAGCAGTGGCAACTGTTGCACAATCTAGATTTAACTGCCTATGTTTGATACATTTACCATTCCCGCCTGGAGTCGAGTGCGTAACCCTTGCTATTACCAATCACGCAACAGTAAGAGCATGATTATTACTGTGGGAGATTCGTGGACCTATGGCGACAGTCTGGGCAAAACCTGTGTGAGACAAGGACAGGACGACACTGAACACAGGCTTGCTCACATATACGGTAATCTGATCAGTGAAGAATTAGGTGCAGATTGGATCAACCTGGCCTTGCCAGGTATCAGCAATAGACAGATGTTTATATGGTTAGAACAACTGCTGTCTCGCCATGTACATGGAGCCAACACCACTTGTATAATTACCCTAACTGAGTCGGGACGACATGAAGAATTAGAATGGCTTGACCCCAATTTACAAACGCTACAGGTCAATTTAGAACGCATGGTAGATCGAACCTATGCCTGGGTAGATCAAATACAACGCAGACATCCAGGTATAAAATTTGTTGTGGCACACAATTTCAGTGACAGTAGACCCACCGATAGAGTCGCAGTATGTGACCATACTTGGTTGGAAGTGTTGTCTAACAATCAAGTACAAAATGGCACACACGTGGTTGTCAGCGAACACATCAAACAATTAAACTACAACCACACATATCCAGACACACCGGTCGTGATTGATCGTGCCCTGGCTCGCTTGGACTTGTTAGATGCCTGCAAGCACTGTCATCAGCACGACAGCCGTCATCCCACAGAATACGGTCATGAACTCTGGGCCAACTATTTGCTGAGTCAAATATGAACGAGCAGGCAGTCACCATCACAGACACAGAAATTGTAATTCTGGCACAATTTTTCATACACAAAGATTACAGCATAACTGGCAAAGATTTGCTGTTAGATCTGTTGGCGAAACACTACGCAAATCAGCGTATTGTTATAAAATTATTAGATGGAGAAAATACTAGATTCAGCGGATTCGATCAATTTATCAAGTTCGTATGCGATAAATTAGACATACCGTGTAGCATGGTCACTTTTGTATCTCATGACAAAGACCTCAACAACGGATTTATGTTAGATCACATACCCATGGGAATTTTTGGCAGCGTAAATCAATACTTGCCTGCAACATTTGATCGAAATATCAGTAATGCAAAATTTGCAGGCAGTTTGTTGGGGCGATACAATCTAATTAGATTTCGGTTGGCATATGAATTAGATATCGCTTTCCCCAACGACACATTTATAACATTTCAACCCAAAGCCAATTTTGTAAAAGACAAGTTAAAACATTTTGATGAACTCTATCAAAAAGAATTGGCCTGGTTGGAAAACAAAGTTTTTGATCGGGACTTGGTCAGCAATCATTTTATGGGCATGATTGATTGGTACGCGGCTTGTCGCAACTACGGCAATGTTTGGAATCAGTATCAAATTGAAATCATTAGCGAAACTGATGCTGTAGATAATTTTTGGTTCACCGAAAAAACAGCCAATTGTTTGGCCACCGGAAAACCATTTGTGTTGGTCAGTGGGCAGGGCAGTTTGAAACAATTACAGGACATGGGTTTTGAGACTTTTGGTGACATTTTGGACGAAACCTACGATGATGCCACTAATCCATATGATCGCATACAAAGGTTGACACACAGCCTGGCACAAGTGTATAATAGCACAAGTAAAGCAGAAGCAATCAATCGGCTTTATCAACAGGCGGCCAAAAATATTGAACTTTATCGGCAATACATTTGGAAATAAAACTTTGAATATTTGTTTGACAAAGCTAAATATATTAGCATATACTACGGTATGTGCAACATGGCAAAGCAGTAACATTATGGCACATTTTAAATTAAAGGAAAATTATCATGGCTACAACACTAGCAGAAATTAGAGCAAAGCTCCAAGCATCAGAAGGCGGTAAAGGCGGTAACAGACAATCAGGTGGCGACAACGCTATCTATCCACACTGGAACATTGCAGAAGGTTCCACAACACGCATTAGATTCCTCCCCGACGGTAACACAAAGAACAGCTTCTTTTGGGCTGAACGTGCAATGATCCGACTATCATTTGCTGGTGTCAAAGGTCAGGCAGATTCCAAGCCAATTGTAGTTCAAGTTCCATGTATGGAAATGTACGGCGAAGCTTGCCCAATCTTGGCAGAAGTTCGTCCATGGTTCAAAGACCCAAGCCTAGAGGAAATGGGCCGTAAGTATTGGAAGAAAAAATCTTATGTGTTCCAAGGCTTTGTTCGCGAGAACGCACTGAGTGACGACAAGGTTCCAGCTAACCCAATCCGTCGCTTTACAATTAGCCCACAGATTTTTAACATCATCAAAGCTGCACTGATGGATCCAGAAATGGAAGAATTGCCAACAGACTTGCAACGTGGTTTGGATTTCCAAATCGTTAAAACAAGTAAAGGTGGCTATGCAGACTACTCAACTTCAAAGTGGTCACGCAAAGAATCAGCATTGACAGCAGAAGAACAAGCGGCCATTGATGAACATGGCCTGTTCAACTTGTCAGACTTTTTGCCAAAGAAACCTAGCGAAGTTGAGCTCAAGGTTCTCAAAGAAATGTTTGAAGCAAGTGTAGACGGCCAACCATACGATCCAGATCGTTGGGGTGCTTACTACAAGCCATATGGCTTAGATGTTCCTAACGCTGCTACAGCCGCAACAAGTACTCCGGCTCCAGCTGTGGCGGCAGAGCCAGTGGAAGAAGATGATGTACCTGCCCCAACTGCTCCTGTAGCGGCCCCGGCAGCAGAAGTCAAACCAAGCAGTCAGCGTGCTGAAGATATCTTGGCCATGATTCGTAACCGTCAGAAACAGTAATATCGCTTGTGTCAGTGGGGGAGACGGTCCCCCACATTTCCTATGCTGAGTTACTTAGACCCTATCCTATTTCCTGATCAACTTGAAATCTATCGAGTTGAACCAGATCGCTACATCTATCCCATATACAAAAACGGCAGCAGCAGCCTACGTGCCGGTGCTGAGCGGGTGTACGACTACAAACAGATAGCACAACTACAAGTCATTGAAGTATTTGTGCGTGACCCATTTGAACGCTACGTGAGCGGAGTGCAGACCTGGCTACGGCACAATCCTGATTTTGATAGAGACACCGCTCTCAAATTCATTGAAAAATTTCTGTTTCTTAACAGCCACTTCAGCTTGCAGTTTCATTGGTTGGTTAATTTGCAACGATTTACTGAAGCCTGGATGTACATACGTCCCATAGATGAATTGGCCACGGCCACAGACCTGTCCTGGAATGTATTGGCTCGTGATCAAAATCTAGTAGACTATTTTAAAGACAACGGTAAACTATGGTATTATCTTCAGCTGGATAAAATACTTTGGGAAGACCTGCGTGGACAAACAGTTACCATGCGAATGATTGTGGCACACATCAAGCATAAGTATCCAGCTCTATATACTGAAATAATTCAACGAAATCTTGACCTATGCAATGTCCTAGACTAGATCACTTTGTGAGATTCAATCCTAATGGTACAGTTAGTACCTGTGGTCACATGGTTGCCGCCGCACAGTTTGACTCATTGGAACAGATGCGTGAGAGTCGTTGGTTGCGTAAAAAGAAAGAGCAGTTTGAACAAGATATCTGGCCCACCGAGTGTGTGCGGTGTCAAGAAGTTGAAGCCGACAACCCTAGCAGTGTGCGAATACATGCCTTGGCCTTGCATGCATTAGAAACTGATCCTGACTACTTACAAGTGGGCGGAGTGTTAGACAACGTATGTAATGCCGCTTGTCTGACTTGCAGTCCTGAATGTAGCACAAGGATTGGTGCGTTAACCAGCAAAACTTTCCCTGTAATAGATAATAGCAACAGATTTTGGGATCTACCACAAGAACGCATCAGGCACCTGGACATCAACGGTGGTGAGCCCAGTTACAGCAAGAATTATCGTAGATTATTAAAAAATTTACCACCCAATCTTAAAACACTACGACTCAATACCAATGCTAACGTAGTACTGGAAGAGCTTGCAGATGTAGCAACACGTGGCATAGAAGTTACAGTTACAGTCAGTTGTGATGGTATAGGTGCAGTGCATGAACAGGTGCGGTGGCCTATATCCTGGCAAACCTTTTATCAAAATCTAATGACCTACAAAAGTATGCCAGTTCGATTGAATCTTTGGACCACAGTCAGTGTGTTGAATCTACATGATCTGCCCAACATACAAAAATTTGCTCAGGATCACGGAATCGATCATGGTTATGCTTACCTCAAAGAGCCCAAAGAATTAGATGTTAATAATAAGAATCAAGAACAAGTCCAAGCATACATACTGAAACAGCAACAACTGAGAGGCATCAAATGAAAATAGCCATAACAGGACATACCAAAGGTATAGGACAGGCCTTGGCTGAGGCATATCAAAGTCGCGGACATGAAATTGTTGGCCTGAGCCGAAGCACAGGACATAATATTCGTAGCATACCCAAGTGTGCAGATCTGATAGAAACCTGCGATATGTTTGTAAACAATGCCCAGGCAGGGTTTGCACAAACTGAACTCTTGTTTGAAATGCACCGTAGATGGCGTGCCCAAGAAAAAACTATCATCAGCATTGGCAGTCAAATAACCAATTATCCTGTCAGCACTATAGAAAACCTGGATGAGTATTGGTTGCAAAAACACACCCTAGATCAAGCACATGTCCAACTCAGACACCTGCATCATCTGCCTAGACTGGTCTTGGTTAAACCAGGAGATATCTTGACCACCGAGGAAAAAACATCTCCACCGTCGGCCCTACCAATGCCCTGGGCCATGACTCTGATCAACATGTTGGAACAGGCTGAACCAGTACTACACATAGCCGACATAAGCCTTGGACCCAGATATGACTCCTAAAGACATGCTGACCAATCCAGCCTTTTGTCCTGTGCCCTGGACTGGTCTCATGTACAACTTTGATGGAACAGTCAAAAACTGTATTCGTAGTGCCAGTCCCATTGGCAATATCAAAGATCAATCAGCAGAACAAATTCTTTCTAACATGCACAACCAAGATACTCAGTTTAGAATGTTACAAGGCAAACCCGGAACCAAGTGTTATCCCTGTTATGATCTAGAAAAAGATCGTCGAGGGTTTGACATAATCAGTGACAGAGTGTTTTACATACGTGAATTAAAGTCCGTGCCCATGAATACCTACCAAGTAGGCCAGCACGATTTACACACCATTGACATACGCTGGACCAATTTGTGTAACTTTGCCTGCGTGTATTGCTATCCACAGTTCAGCAGCCGTTGGAGTGACGAATTGAACGTGACACACGAAACCCCCAATCAGCAACAACTAGAACAATTCAAACAATACATATTTAAACATGCCGGACAACTCAAACATGTGTACATGGCCGGCGGTGAACCCCTGTTGATGAAAGAAAATTTAGAACTATTGGACTTGTTGAAAAAATTGAATCCTGAAGTCAATCTTAGGATAAACACTAATCTGAGTCGTACCAATACCCAGGTATTTGATCGTGTATGCGAGTTTAAAAATGTACACTGGACCGTGAGCATCGAAAGCCAGGAACAAGAATTTGAATACATCAGGCATGGCGGTAAGTGGATAGACTTTTTAGAAAATCTCAATATCATTCGTGAGTTAGATCATAAAATAACTTTTAACATGTTGCATTTTTTATTGAACTATCATAGCATTTTTGATTGTGTGGATTGGCTCAAAGAGTTGGGATTTCACAACAACAGTTTTGTTATTGGTGCATTGTTGACCCCAGAATACCTAAACATTAGGCATTTACCAGAAAATGTGTTAAACTCAGTCAAGCAGGAACTGGAGGACAGAATAAATCAACAGCCCGGATACTTGCTTGAAAATAGTTATAGAAACATGTTGACATACATTCAACAACCAATGAAACGTAATTTCACTGAATCCATGAAACAGCTGTCGATCATGGATTTAAGACGCAACCTAGACAGCAAAGAGATTTTTAAAGAGTTATACAAAATTTTATAAAGGAAATACCATGTCACAAAATCACGACGCAATCAAAACAGCATTTGAAACATACTGTGCAGAAAATGAAAAATTCACAGCCAAAGGCGTAAAAGCATCAGCGGCCCGTGCTAGAAAAGCCTTACAGGAAATGAGCAAAGGTATCAAAGAACGCCGTAAAGAAATCACAGCAGAGAAAGAAGCATTAGCAACAAAATAATCATAATCAAGGAACACTATCATGGCCAAACCATTTGACGTAAGTAAATTTAGAAAAAGTATTACCAAAAGTATCGACGGTATCAGTGTAGGGTTTACAGATCCCACCGACTGGATTTCAACCAACAACTATGCATTAAATTATCTCATATCTGGGGATTTCAACAAAGGTGTTCCGCTAGGCAAAGTCACTGTGTTTGCCGGAGAATCGGGTGCAGGTAAAAGTTTTATCTGTTCTGGTAACCTGGTTGCCAACGCACAAAAGCAAGGCATTTATGTGATACTAGTTGACAGTGAAAACGCACTTGACGAAAAGTGGTTGCACGCACTCAATGTTGATACCAGTGAGGATAAGCTACTCAAACTCAACATGGCCATGATTGACGATGTGGGCAAGATGATTTCAGAGTTTGTCAAAGAGTATAAAACATTGCCTGAAACGGAAAGACCTAAAGTGTTGTTTGTAGTGGATTCGTTGGGTATGCTGCTTACCCCAACGGATGTAAATCAATTCGAAGCAGGCGACATGAAAGGTGACATGGGTCGTAAGCCCAAAGCACTTGCCGCCCTGGTACGTAATTGCGTAAACATGTTTGGTAGCTTGAATTTAGGTCTAGTTTGTACAGCACACACATACGCAAGTCAGGACATGTTTGATCCAGACGACAAGATCTCAGGTGGACAGGGTTTTATCTACGCATCAAGTATTGTGGTCGCCATGCGTAAACTAAAACTAAAAGAAGATGAAGATGGCAACAAGATTAGTGAAGTAAAAGGTATCCGTGCCGCTTGCAAGATCATGAAAACACGCTATGCCAAACCATTTGAAAGTGTACAGGTCAAGATTCCCTACGAAGAAGGCATGAATCCTTATTCAGGTCTAGTTGACCTGTTTGAAGGCAAAGGCCTGTTGGAAAAAGAAGGCAACAGTCTCAAATACACGCTGACAGATGGAACTGTGATCAAACAATTCCGCAAGGCCTGGGAACGTAACGAAGATACAAGTTTAGATCGTATCATAGCAGACTTTACCTCCAACCCGCATCATAAAACTGCAGAAGTGGAGCAAACAGTTGACGAGCTGGTTGTAGAAGAAAAGCCTGCTAAAAAATCCAAAAAAGAGGAACCGGTTGACTGAGTATTACTGTAGTCAAAAATTTTGGTGGCTGACTGTAGAACCCGAGCGAAGAACCATGAACTCGTGCTGTGCAGCCAAGGCCACCAAAATTGACCTGTCGTGGCTTAGATCCAATCCGGGCAAATTGTTTAACACTCCTGAATTGTTAGCCGAAAGACAGGCCATGTTAAACAATGAGCCTGTGGACTCGTGTGAAGATACCTGTTGGTCAGCAGAACGTCAGGGTCGAGTCAGTCGCCGCACAGCCATGAAAACCACAGATAGGACTCACACAGATCTGTACACTTCTCCGCATGTGTTACACATCAACCTTGGCAGTGATTGCAATTTGACCTGTAGTTATTGCTGTAAACAGTACAGTACTGCTTGGTTACGTGACATTGATGCTCATGGTTCATATCTAGATCAGGACCGCTACACCATCAATGCCAATGATCGCATAGTGTTGAAGCTGGGGCAAACAGCCATAAAAAACAGCGAGGCCTATCAGACCATCCTGCAAGAAGTACAACGATTCCGATCGGTGGAGCAGATAGAAATTACCGGTGGAGAGCCCTTTTTGTACAATGGATTGCCGCAGGTGATCAAACAGTTGCCGGTGTCGGCAGACATCTTTACAGGGCTGGGAGTAAACACAGACAGATTGAGCAAAATACTGAATCAATTGCCCGCGGGTACCACCTTTACGATCAGTGCTGAGAATACTGGGGCCTTGTACGAGTTTAACAGATATGGCAACACCTGGGATCAATTCAGACGCAATCTTGATCTGTTGTCCAGTAGATTTAGTTATAGATTTTGCAGCGTGTTGAGTAATCTGACTGTGCAAGGATTCGACCAGTTT